TGTACCTCATCTTCTACTAACCAAGATTCTACTAATGTTAGTCCGTTGATCGTGTGTTGGTGTTCTAATGTAGCTTTAGATTGGTTTCCGTTCATTAAATAAAGCTGTGATGCTTTTTCTACTGTGTCTTTTGAGAAATATATGTAATACTCCTCATCTCCTTTTTTACGATAAATAGGTTTGTTAGGAACAAGTAAAGCACCCATTAAGATACGCTTGTCTTTATCGACCTCAGCAAGTTTTATTTCCTCGCTTTTTAGTGCTATAAAATCTTCTTCTATTGCAGGGTTTTCTACTACAGATATAGCTTCGATTCCTGTTAGCTCATCATCCCCTAAGATTAATTCAACGATTCTCATATATGTATAACGTATTAATTTATTTTTTTGTTTATCCTATACTTGCCCCTTGTATAATATTTCTATCAAGCTCTTGTGCTGTGCTTACATCATTAGAAACTACATAAGCTCTTGTAGGCTGACCTGCTTGTCCTGCTATAACATCAGCTAATTGGTCTGTTGTACTTTGACCTACTATGTTAAATGCAGGTGCTTGTGGTGCAGTAGGCTCTGATGTCGATACGCTTGGAGAAGATACGCTACCACCTGCTTTAAGAGCTTTTAATGCTGAGGATGTTGCTAATACTGACCCTGCAATACCTAAACCTAATGATATATTGTTAAGAGTTTTTTCTGCTTTTGCTAATGCCATACCTCCCGGCAATAGTGCATATTTTGCAGTTACTGCTGCATTTGCTGCTTTAGTTTGTATAATTTGTTTTGCAATACCTGCTGCGTTTTCTCCTATGATTGCTGCTGCTTGTAAAGCTCTATTTTTACCTGCCATTTTACCAAGCAACTGAAAACCTCTTGCTGCTGTGTCCATAGCCATTTCTTGAATTGTAGTTTTAGCTTCAGCTACTTCTCTTTCTATTTCTATGTTTTCTCTTAATAAAGAGTTTTGGTTTGCTAACTGTTCTGATCTAAAACCTGTTATTTGTGCAAGTACAGCTTCCTTTTCTGCTTTAGCTTCTAATAATGCTATTTGGTTTGCATCGCTGTCATTTTTATCAAACTGTGCTTGTGCTGCTGCTATAACTGCATCTGCATTAGCAATCATTAACCTTTCTTGTTCTTTAAGAACTTCCCCTAATTTATTGTTAGCCTCTATTCTTTCATCTATTGTAAGCAATTCGTTATCTCTTATTTGTCTTAATGATTCAGCCTCTCTATCTTTTTGTTCTAAAATAATTCTATTTTGTGCTATTGCTAATTCTGCTGTTTTTTGTAACTCGACATTAGCCTTAGCAGAATCATAAGTAGATTTAGCGTAATTTGTAATACCTTTAACTAATTTAGGTGTTACCTCTACTATTTTATCAAATGAATCATCTACACCTGTAACAGCATCTACCATTTCTTTTCCTGCTTCTTTTACATCGTTTAATGCACCTGCAAAGTCTCCACTAAATACTTTTTGTACTGCACTTGCTAAAAAACCAAAGGCTTCTAATGACGATTTAACTCTTTCTATAAGATTATCTAATATTGCCTGTCCAAAATCTTTTATAGATTGTACAGGATCTTCAAATATGCTTTTAAAATAACCTACTACTGTTCCTATGTTGGAATCTAAAAAATTAAACAAGTCATTAAATGCTAAAGACAAAAATTCAAATGTTGTATTAAAACCATCTAACACTTTTTGATTTTCTTGGAATACATCTTTTAGTTTTGTAAACGCTGCTAATAAAAGACCTATACCAATAGCTTTTAAAGTAGTGCCTATTTTACGAACACCCTTAGCTGTGTCTTTAGTTGCTTTCTCTACACCTTCAAAACCTTTTTCAGTTTTTTCAAGATTCTTATTAATCTTTTTTACATCGGTGTTTATGTTTTCTATGTTTTTTTCGGCTTTGTCTGTACGAGCCTCTAACTCCATTATTAATTTTTGCGCCATTCCTTTATTGTTTTAAATGTTTCTTTAAATGTCTCAGGGTATTTGTATTTGCCCTTTGCTATGTCTATAAGTTCTGATCCTCCCTCTACATAAGGTAGCATCTCTAATATGTTTTTTATCATAATACGTTTAATAGTTCTATATCTGCTTCGCCTGTTGTTAGATTTGTTGTTATGCTGTTTATCCTATACTCTGTTCCTGATATTCTAAATTTATCTGCTAATGAATAATTTAACAATACACTCATTGGTAACCTTGCTCTTATTTTGCTTAGTCGATTCTTACTATCAAATACTTGGCTTATATAAGTAGAATAAAAGTTTTGGAATAATGTGCCTGTAAATGTATCATCGCCTGTGTATTCGTTTAGTTCATTAAAGAAGTTTATATTTGCTGTACTTGTGCCTGATGAAAACGCTACAGAATTACTTGGCATATTAATAGAGCCTGTAATTTCTACGTCTGTATGAAATGTTTGATCCTCATTTATTATAGTTACAAAACTAATAGTCTTGCTTCCCACAGAAGTATATATAGGATAAAACAATACAGGTTTTCCTATGTATGAATCTTGGTTGTCATCTGCACTCCAACCCCATTGTGTAGTTGTAGAACTTGAATCGTGTATATCTACAAGTCTTTCAAATTTCATGTGTCCGAATGGTAATTCTACTTTATATAAACCACCATCTAAAGATTCATTGTTGTTATAGTCAGATGTACCCCATTCTTTGTTAAATAGTTGATTGTGTATAGCTGCAAAGAAACTATCTGTGTCTGCATAACCAAATTGTATTTCTTTAAATGGTAAAGCTACGTTTACTTGACCTGATTCTATATTTACATATTCTGTTATGTCGTATGTTGTTCCACCTGAGTAATAACTATCTAAAGTTTTAACTACTATAGTTCCTGCATTGTTTACAAAAGCTGTAAGATTAAACATTTTAAATATACCTGATAAAAAATCTATAACTTTCATTTCAGGTATTTGACTTGTTATAACAAATTCAAATGTTGCTGCTGCTGTATAACTACTTGTGTTAAATTGGTCTGTTAATACTGTGCCAAATTCGTCTGTAGTTATTGACCATCTTATATTACTAAATGTTACTGCTGATGTAACTGTTATAGTTACTGTATAGTCTCCTGCCTCAGCTACACCACCATTTAACGAGTATAGGTTGATAGTCTTAGAAGTTGATATACCATTTTCGGAATAATAACTTACACCATCTTTTTCTATAAGTATATCATAAGTACCTGTTGGACTTGTTAATGTCAAAGTGAAAGCAGTTCCAAAGGTTTCTGCATCCTCTGTTAATCTAAGAGTTGAGGTATTAACCATTTGTGTATAGCCTGATGTACCTACACCTGCACTCCATCCATCTACTATACTCGGAAAGTTTTGTATTTGATCTCCTGTTTCTACTACACCTTTTTTTCTATGTAGCCACATAAACAACTTAGAGTATTGATCGTTGCTTGTTTCTGTAAAGAAATCACTTGAGAATGTAAGACTATATTGTGTTTGTATAGCTTCTATTATATTGTGTACTCTTATAGCGTATTTTAAATTATCCCATCTTACACCATGTTTATTACTTGATGGGTCTAAGTTACCTGTGTTATGTGTAGTATCTCCACTATCGTAATATAATCTTTGTGTGTGTGTTATAAGAGGTACTATAATATCGTTAGATGCAGGATTGCTTTCTAAGTATGTTTTTATGTTGCTTGAATCAAAGTTTTTGTTTAGTGAATTAAGAGATGTAAGTACGTTTAGCTTATCTTCTCCTATTATGTCTTTTAAATCAACTGTGTTACCAAAGAATGTAACTCGATATGCTGAGGGTTGATTGCCTTTTATATCTACACCCTCTAATTTTATTTTGCCATCTTTAAATGGTATGTGGTTTAGTTCAATTCTTGCTGTAACTTTCTTACGAGCATCAAATGCACTCTTAGTTAAAGAAGTGTTAAGAATATCAAAGTTATAGTAGTGTTTAAATAGTTTGTTGTTTACTTGAGATGCAGGTAGCGTAAAAGTCTTTGTAAAAGTTGTAAAGATTTTTGCAATATCACGAACATTTTGGATTGTATCTGTAAGACTAACTGTTTCGTCTTTAAATAAATCAACCCTTGTATCTTGTATATATAGTTGCAGTTCACGTTTCATACTATGTTATTGATAATATCGTTTGCTTCCTCTACCTCTAATGTGTATTGAATTAACTTATCATTTAATGATGTCTTTTTTAATAAAGAGCTTGTATTTACTATTACAGGTCTCCATTTGTTACCATCTGTAGTATTATATTTTATCCAAACATATTCGCTTAATAGTATATCTTCCATTACTTCGTTATAAGCCTCTGCTAAATAATCTGTGTTTAATGTGTATCGTTTTCTGCCTGTTTTGTTAAATACAGTTGTTTGATGGTCTTGTGCATTATAGTTTGATGAGGAATAAGTAAATATATTTCTTTTAAATGTTTCACTTTGTGTGTTCATGCTTTCTACAGACTTTAAAAAGAAATACTGATCTTGTGGTGCGCCTTTTCTATTTATAAACCTCATTTGTATAGGTGTATATTTAGCACTACATATTCTTTCAATAGTCCAAGTGTAATTACCTGAAGCTGAGGTTACGCTTGTAGCTGAAGTGCTTATTGTAGTTTTAGAAGTTGAGCCACTATTCATATCCCAAGCAAAACCTGCTGTGTTTTCAGGTAAATAAATAATTCTTGAATCCCCTGTGTTTGTTAGTTCCTCATCATCAGAATCAATATCATTACCTGCTGTGCCTTGAGAGAAATAACTATAACCATAAAAGCCTGTATGTGTTACTGCACCTTGCGCTGTGCCTGTGCCTGTACCATCTAACCCTGTATAAGTTGTTATAACATAAGATATAGCTACTGTATCAAATGTTGAGCCTGTAGTACCACCATAATCAGGATTATAATAGTCTTTAGCTAATGAAGATATTTCAAATACTGTTCTATTGCTTGTTGCGTTTTTAAGTATTGTGTATCTAAGTGTACCATCTACTGTAAGCTGCATTTTAGCTGACAAATGCGATGCAGTTGTAATTGTAACAAAGTACGGAGTTCTTAAATATATAAGTGCCATTATTCCTCTACGTTAAATAAAAATTTAAAATTGTTGTCTGTGTCCTCAGCTAATTTTTGTGGTAAATCAACTTTTAATCTGTCATAAGCTCTTTCAAAAGGTGCAGTAAAAAATAAACTTGGTTTTATACCTTTGTTAAATATGCTTCTTGCTATTAAGTATTGTAAACTTTTTCTTTTCACAAATCTACCTTTTTTGTCTCTTGTTCCTTTTATACCTTTTCTAATAACCCATTGACTAAAAGCAGAAGCAGGAGGCATCTTAGATTTAAAACTAAAAGGTGTTCCGTATTTTTGCTTTTTACCACTTACACCTTGATCTTGATAATAACCATATTCTTCCATAAAGAAAGTTAGTGTTGTTGCATCAGGTGTTTCATTAATTTTATAAGTTAAGCTATTATATAATTTTTTGCTTACGTTTCTACGCTTCTTTGTGAGGTTTGTTCTTGCTTGTTTAATAACATACTTAGCAAATCTATTTAACTCTCTTTTTACTCTATTTAACTGCATACGTTTATATCATTTGCGATTAATACATTAAACGTACAAGCTACACCTGCCATTTCATTTTCAAACCTTTCATAAAAAAACTCACATGAAGCATCTCCCTCTAACTGATATTTGTTTTGGTATAGTGTTCCTTTACTTAGCAGACCTACTAATTTATTTGCTACAGCTAATTGTGTGTTTATAATATCTTGCTCGTTGTTGTTGCCTCTAAATACGTCTGTTACCTCATCCTTAGATTGATCTACTATATCCATGCACATTACTGTAATGTTAAAGTTGAGGACTTGTTCTTGTATAGTTACGTTGTTTACTATTATATGGCTTAGAGGAAATATTGTTTGCTTAGATAAGTCTATGTCAAATATATCGCCTGTTGTTACAGTATTGACATTTTCATCTGTTAAGAGATTAGTCTTAATAGTATCTGTTATTTGGTAATAGCCTCTTACTCCTTGATTGCTCATCTATTGAATTTACTTTTTATATTCTTTGATTCTACCTCTGCTTTTTCTTTCATAAAACTCAAAGCATAAAGACAGGTGTGTACATTTAGTTTAGTGATATTTTCAAATCTTCTAATATCTCCTTGAGCGAGACCGAAAAGTGATTGATACCATCCCCACTTTCTTCCGAAGTTAGATACTGAGCTAAGCTCGTTTCCTGATCTTTCTCCAAAGAGTTCAGCATAGCTTTCGACAAGTCCATCCCTAAATTGTAAAAAAAAAGTATGGAACTAAGTACAGCATCCATTGGCATATTTAACATTTTCTCAGGATCTTCCCCTGTATAGTCCTCAACAAGATACCTGTCCTGATATTTTTGTTTCATTGGTCTATATAGAACATTCATAGCTCTATGTATATTATTCATGTCTCCTATGTATGTATCTAAGTCTATATACTCTCCAAATGTCATATCCTCTAACTTAGGTACAAAGCCATAATTTCTACCACCCATTTTAAACTCTTTTACAAGCTGAGGTTTTTCATTAAACATTTCTGTAAGTATAAGGGTTATGTCTTTAATGCTGTTAGCTTTCATAGCCATTATTGTATCGCCTCTTAGCCCACAAAATATTTCTATCATTTTAATAGCTAAGAAGTTCTCATCTTCGTTGTTCTCTTGAATCTTTAGATACTTTTGATATTGACCTAAAGTAATCTCGCTAAGAGTATCAGGAATATAAACCTCTACTTTCATATATATATAACGTAAAAAAATAAAGTTTTAGAAACTATCTAATTGTGTATTTACCTCTATTAGGATTTTGTAGTTGGAAGCTCACAGCGTATCTTACTGCATCTATTAAATGGTTAAACTTATCTATAGGTGTATTAGACTTTCTTTCTAACCAAGAGTAGTTGTTTAGTTCTTTAACAAGGTTTATACTGTCCTCGCTTATTATTAGATCATAGTCTTGTAATAGTGATATTCCGTAGGTTACACTACCTTGACCTTTTACGCTTGGTTTAACATTACAGCCTTTTGCTCGTATCTCACTTATTAGTCGAGGCTCTGCACTATCAGCTATTATTAAACCACCTTTTGCGTGTTGCTCATTTAAGCGTGTTATTTGGCTCGTTGTAAGGCTTGGTAGGTAAAAGCATTCCTTTAGGTATATTCGTTTGTTAGAGGTGTCTATATTAGTTTCTATTAGGGTTGTAGGATCATTAGAGAATCCGTAGTCTTGACCCCATACACTTACACCTACTCTTTTAAATTTACCGATAGTCCAATTATTAAATATAACACCCTCAGCTTTATCTAACCATCCACCCATAATTACATGCTTGTATTTTAGTGGTCGTCTTATTTTTAAGTCGTCTATTTGCTTTAAGAATGATTTACTTAAGTTGGTTATGTTGTCCTGATAAGTAGTGTGTATGTAAGTTGTATTGTCTTTCTCTGTATTAGTTCCCTCTTGTATTCCTTTATCCTCAAAGAATCTTTGATATATCCAATGCTCTTTAGTTGTAGGGTTAAGAATAAGTATAATTCTGTTTTGGTTTTTAGTTTCTCTTATTGTAAGGTCTATCTTATCAAATGTACCCTCGTCTGTTAATTCCTCTGCCTCATCTAATACCCAAGTAGTAACACCTGTAATAGATTTTAAGTTTGCTGTTTGATCTCCTGATGAGGTTTTAATTCCTTTAAATACTATCTTGCTTCCTGATCTTAAATTAATAATCTCATCTTTAGTTATGTGAAAATCATCAAACTTATCTAACATTTCTATCTTTTCAATAAATTCAGGTATGATTGAAACGTAAGCTGAGGTTAATGTATAACGAGTAAATAGTATTGTGTGGTTTGCTTCGTATGTTAGTAATACAAGCATTAGATTTACAGAAAATGATTTACCTGAAGCTCTACCCCCTGTGATTATGTAATACCTTGTGTCGTTAGCTAACTTTTGGTATTTCTCGTTTATATCTATCACTTAAACCTTATTAAGTCTTTGAAGCTAATGTTAAGACCCTCTGATGAGTTTATGTCTATCTTTTCTTTTGGTTTTCCGTATCTATAGTTGAAGTAGATTTGTATTGCTCGTATGTCGCCTTTAGCTATTAGTTCGCCTAATTTCTTTAAAGCTATATCGTTGTCAATTACATTGTCTAACTTCTCTACTAACTTAAGCTCATCAGCTTTAGGTTTTCTACCTGCGCCTAATCTTCTACCTCCTCTATTCTCTAATTTGTACATTTTGAAAAACTTTGATTATTCAAATATATAACGTTAATCTTCTTCTTTTTTATCAAGCTGCTTTTTAATTACCTCTACACTCATATAGATTTGGCTTACTATATTCTCTAATCTTTTTATTCTTTGTATTGTTGTAAACTTTTTTTGTTTCATTCTGTTCCCGCTATTATATGATCTTTACTATCATTAATTTTTTGAGGTAAAGTGTCTACTAATTTTAATACCTTTTTTAAATCTTTTTCAAGTGTGTTATCTATTATGTGGTTTATTAAAGCTTTTTGTAATCTTGATTTGTCTTTTAATTTTAGCAAAGTTAAATCAAAATACTTATCTAATAAAGGGTTGTATCTTCTATGTGTTTCATAAGCCTTTAAGCTATATATAGCTGTTGCGTGGTCGTATGATTTACCATGCTTTTCGTAGAATCCTTTTATTTCTTTAAATTTCATACCGCAATGGTGTCTTAACATAAATGTAAGTAATGATCTTATTTCTATGTATTTTCTTTTACGAGTATTTTTAAATGGATCTATATTAGATATTTCCTTAATGTATTTTGCTATTTTTATCGCTTCTGTCATAATGTTCCTTTAATTATATATTCATTTAATTCTTGCTCTTGCTTTACAAAAAATGTTTCATATATTTTTAGAGCATACTCCACTTTATTTTTACCTGAGTTATAAAATTCTTCACTTACGTCGTAATAACCTAAATCCCCCGAAGATTTATCAATAACAAAGAAAAAGAATTTATCATAAGATATTTTAAATATTTCACAATATAAATACACTTGTACATCGTACGAGTATTTACGAGCACTATAAGGAAAGCCTTTCAGGTCATTTGTTGTTTTTAAATCAGCAACATAATCTGCTCCGAGTATATCAGCCTTAGCTCTAAATGGATAACCGTTAACTATGTCAAACCCCGGTTGTTCTAAAGCCGCACCGTATGTTAATTGCTGCCATATATCATTTTGCAATAAGGCATCTACCGAATACATTGCTTTATCGTATTCCTTTCTTGTAAACACAAATTGATTACTTCCTACTTCTTTTACTTTGTCTTTATATTTTTTTGTAACCGCTGATTGTACCTCTACTATATGACATAGTGATTCTAACTTATCAGGCTCTAACGCTGCTAAATGTATTAACCTACCCATTTTAAAAGCTGAAGAATCTTTTGAAAAATTTAAACTTCTTGCGTAGCTTTTAGGAGAATCTAATAAATACTTTATAGCTGAAGAACTTAAAGCGTATTTACCTAATTCACCATAGTAAAACGTATCATTATACATTTTGCTTAATAACTCATCTTTGTCGTATAGTTGACCATTTAAAAGTTTAATAGTTTCTTTTCTTTTACTTTTTTCATATATGCTTTTTAATTCCGCTACTGTTATGTAGCAAGAGTTATTACCGTGAAAAGAAGGATTTATACAAACATTTAATTGATGTATTTCATCAGGTGATCTAAAAATATACTCATCATCTTTTATCCTAATTGTTACGCCGTTTTTAGCCCATTCGCTAAAACCTATTTTTGGTGTTTTAAAAGTTATGTGTTTCCATGATGGTTTTTTAGATACTATTTTCATATTTAATTTTTTACAAATGTGTTATTGATTATTTTACCCTCTCTATTTTTTATTTCGTTATAAGCTGATTCAATTGCTTCTTCTATTGTAAAACCACTAAAATAACTTAATGAAGTTAATACAACAACCATATCACCTATAGCGTCTTTTATTTCCTCTTTGTTATTAGTTAGTATTGCCTCGGCTAATTCACCTGATTCTTCTTGTAACTTTATATATTGTGTTTTACTGTCACCGTGTTCTAGTATTTTTTTTTGTTCTGCCCATTGGCGTATTAATTCAAACATTGTTATTATTTAAAAAGTTATTATATAAGTGTAAGTTATGCGCAAAATGGTAATATGTACCCACTTTTTTATTTGTTTTATTTGCTATTAATTGTTGAAGTTTACTAAAACAATACTGATCATTACAGAAGCCATACCATAAATCATTAGATCTCATTAGTACAGACATGTTTAGTTTGTTGTTTAATATATAAAATTGTATTGCATAAGTACAAGGTGTATCTTTTGTATAACAACTATGTTCTTTACAATCATATATACTTATTGCAGCATGTCTTGTATTATTATTTTGTTTTAGTTTATTTACAATATAATCTATTTGTTTTTTACGTTGCCATTGCCAACCGTAATTAGAATTAACATTACCTTTTTCATCTGCCATTAATTTCCATATTTTAGGAACTTTACCATATAACTGATCTAACTTGTTTATATTACGATCACCTGATAAATACCATTGCCACTCTGCCTCAGCGTAATTATATTTCCAATTACGTTCTTTATTTTTTATACTATTTTGTAAAGGATTTTTAATTGTAAAACCTACATTAAATAAAGCTTTAGTATTGCAATATTCTAAACCTTTTGTGTTTATTAGCTTATAATAATGTGTAAACACCTCTTCAGCATTTTTAAATATTGTTTTCATTGTAATCATTTAATCCTGCTAAATAAGCAATGGCATCTAATAAATTATCTTCTTTGTGCTTATGCATTTGTCTTGATAGTTTTAAAGCTGTCATGCAAATATACATATCTTGTGTTGTTATATTTTTTTTTAATATAGTTGAAGCTATACACGCCGCGTGATCCATACTTTCTGAAAAAGGACCATACATGCGTTTTTTTTCTTCTTTTCTTTTAAATACTATATCGTTTGCTTTAAGCAAAATATTATTATTATCCATTTTGATTCGTATTTAGTTTGTAAATAAAATATACAACAATGTTAGTATTAAGCCTAAATAACTAAATGCTGTTGCTTTTATTTTGTTTTCGTATTTTTTCATTTTCTTTTTCAACTTTTCTTGCTCTTTCTATAGCTCTGTTTTTTTGTAGTCTATAGTCTGTTAAAGCTTTTTTATATAATCTTATGTTGTTTGAATATTCCTGAAAATAAAAAACAACCCTAACTAATGATTCTGACATCTTTTCTAAATTCTCAGTTTTCTTTTTGTCTATTTGTTTTTTGACAATAGAAGTTAAGAAATTTAGATCAGACCAAATCTCTAAGTCTTTAAGGTTGTCTATTTTTTTATCCATCCATCAATAGTTGTGTAAGTCCCACAGTAATTCTTAGTCCAACATTCAAAAGTCTCGTTCCATACCATTGGCTTCCAATAAGGGTCAATAGTTGACCTCCAAGCAAATGTGCCTGTTACTACACAATCGTCTAAAATTACTAATTCATCTATAAGTGTTTTCATTTTGTTTTGTTATTAATTATACTGCAATATAGTAAACATTTGTTAATAAAAAAAATATTTTTATGTTTTTAAACTAATTTATTTAAATCTTTTATCCACATTCTATATATAGATCCATTACAAGTACAAGGTCTTTTAAAAGCGTGCTTATAATATTTAGCATGTAAATTACATACAAGATCAATTTGCTCTTTATTTAGTTCATGTTGTCTTGGTCTATTTACAAACTCTAACCATTGTTCTAAGTCTTCTTCTACCACAACTTAACTTTATTTGCTTTATCTTTTCGTTTATCACATCCGCAATCATCTTTGCCAAATTTTCTTGCTACCCACGTAGCTATACGTTTACCGTAGCCTAATGTCACTACGTTTATAATTTTTTCTAATAATGTTCCTAATCCCATTCTATATTTTGTTTGATTATGTTTTTTACATTTCTATATGTGTTATATAATGATGCATATGTTATATTTGTTTTTCGTGATAGCTCAGCAATTGTTACACCGCTTGAAATTATTTCAAAAACTTTACGATCATACCAATAAATTGAATCTAAAACTTTACTTAATTCTTGCATTTTTTTTGTAACATCTATATCTTTTTTTTGTTCTTCTTCTTCAATTATTATATATTTATTTAGAGCATCTATATTTACTTTTTTTATTTTTTTATTTTTTCTTAATAAATCACCGTATAATGTTTTCAAAGTTTTATATACATAAAAATAATTTATATCGTTGCCATAACTTATATCTAAGCCGTTTTTTATTAATTTATTTATTTTTATATAAGCTTCTTGTACTATGTCTTCGGCTATATTAGGATCACAGCCAAAGGAAATTACAGTATTAATCCACACTTTATGTTTTTTAGCTATTTTCTCAAGTGTTGTCAATAGTTAATTGTTTCTTAGTTCTATACTTTATTAAATTTTTACCACCTATTTGAAATCCCACATTATTTAGTATTGATTTGAATAATATAGGTGATTCGTGACTTGTCGGTTTATATCCCAAAGACATTTCTTTCACTTTTGCTACAAAAAGTCTTGTATACATCCACGAATCAGGACTTGCAATATAACGATGGACTATAAGAAAATCATCACATCTATTTCCATTAACTGCTCCACCTTCACTATCTCCTATTGTAGGTGGCGGTACATGGCCACCATACTCGTGATTAGGTGAATGTTTCCTACGTAAAGCTTCTGTTACTGCATGCGCACATATCCATGTAGATATATTATATGTTTTGCAAAAAATACGTATATCAGTTAACTGTGTGTAAGAATATTCATAACCATTTGTATTCCTTAAATCTTTTTTTAATGAGTTTATAGGATCTATAAGTAAACCATGATAATTCCAAGCATCTTTAACTTTTATGGCTAACTTTAAAAGTTGTTTATACGTGTATTGTCTATTTATATCTACAAACTTAAAATGATTATATATAAATTCTTTTGATTTTTCGTAGTCTGCTTCTTCTATTTTGTTTATTGGTTTCCCCTCTATAAATTCTATTAATTTTTTTATAAGTTGCACAGGATCATTTTCTGAACTAAAAACTAACCATCTAATATTATGTTTTAATGAGTATAGTAACATAAGATAAAAAGTAAAGTGTGTCTTACCAACATTATTATGGCCAAGAATAAAATTCATATTTCCGGCTACAAACCTAAAAGATGAATCAATTTCTTTATGTCCCAACTTTAACGCTTCTTGTACTTTACCTTTACGAAAATCGTTTAGTTTATCTATATGTTCTGTATAATTTATAAGCATAAAAAAAGGGGGTAATTAAACCCCCATATAATTAAAATGGTAAATCATCTTCTCTATCAGGAGACTGTGCCTCAACCGCAACTTCTTCTTTATACTCTCTGACTCTCCATCCTTGTAAAGTAGTAAAATATAAAACTTGGTTGTTAGCATTAGTCCATTCTCTTCCTCTTACATTGTAAAATACTTCTACACTATTACCAACTTTACAAACAGGATCATCTAAAAGACCAACGTTGTTTTGTGTAAAATCTAAAGCTACAATTTGTGGATATTTATCCATTGTTTCAATAATTAACTTTCTTACTCTAAAATTTCCTTTTTCTTCTAATTCTGTAATTTTTTTTACTTTTCCTTTAATTGACATTTTGTTCATTTTTATTAGTTTTTAAATATACTTTTGAGTGTTTTGGCACTCTCTTATAATTTACTCTTGCTTTTAAATTGTCTATGTTTCCACTATGTATAAGTTGATTTTCTAAATCAATAATCTTATATTTATGTTTAACTAACAATCGCATAGCGTTATCTATTCGTTTAACTTCCTTTCGGTAGCTTTCGAATATTTCATTGTTTATTACCATAACTTAACTTATTATCCAATTATAGAAATGTTTAGCATCTTCTACTACACTAACTCTGTCTGATTGAGGTCTTCCTGCATTAAATTCAGCAGCAGCCTTTAAACACGCTAATTTAGATATTGTCTGATCTTTACTTGGTGTATGTTGAGGTTTATTATAAATAAGCTTTGCAGTTCCATATTGTTGATTCGTAATTTCGTATTCAACCTCTTGACCTACCTCTTTTTTAAAAGGTCCTTTTGCAAGAAATTGAAAAATTTTACCATCATCGAATTGAACTTGATACTTATTGAATGTGCCTGAACTATTAGACCATTCTCCTTTTTCTTGAATAAATTTAATTTTTCCTTTCATAATTTAATTGATTTTCTAATTGTTTTATTTTATTTAATAATGCTTCGACTCTATAACTATATTCTAATAGTAAAGTGTCTTTTGTTTGATGTGAATAATTTGTTCTCATTTTATAAAGCTACAAAAAAAATTTTAATTTAAACTAATGTTAATAAAAAAAAAGAGGCTTACCAAAGTAAACCCCTATAAAAACAAAGGAAAATTTAGGAATATTGTTCTATTAAATCTTTAAGATCTTCGTCTGTAAATTTTTTTATTTGTCTTGACATAGTGATCAATTCATCGGCTGTACCTTCACCATAAGTTTTATCTATGTATTTACCCATTATATAATTTTGGCCACCATGAAAGCCGTTACAACTTTTACACTGCACATGTACATTTTGAGGGTGCCAACGCGTTGAATAATGTCTACGTGAAACAAAGTGGCCCGCGTCAACTTCTTTGTAATGTTTCCTAACTCCACATGTTACACATTGTACTTGGTTTTCTTTAGCAAGTCTTGTTCTTATGTAAATACTAAATACTTTGTCAAGCTTACGTACAAGTCCTTTACGAGATATTTTTCTTGGCATAATTATAAAGTTACAAAAAAAAAGTATAACTTTGCCTATATATATATTATATATAATTATAATATAAGTATACCTTAAATAACTTTATATATTATTTATATATATTAATTATATATACCGCTATTTTTTAAATAAACTTGTAGCTTTTTCTGTTGTGCGTCCTCCGAAATAGGCTAAGACGACCGCCATCATAACCTTCTCGAAAGTATCATTCCATGTGTCGTTTATGTGGAAAGGCACGCTTTCTATACTATCTAAGATACCTGCCAAAGAAAATATACATATACACCACACTAATACAAGTGGTCTTACGTTTTTACTCAGCCAAGAATCAGACATACTATCTGCTTTCCATCTTGACGTTATAGCTTCTATCTCTTTGTTTTGTTGATCGTATATTAGCTGTTGTAACTTGATTTTATCATCTTGTGGTGCTTCTGCCTTAGTTATCTCTGCAATCGCTTCCTGTGGGCTTGTAACACCCTTTAAAACGCTTCCTAATGTAGGGTTTAACATACTTGCAGCTCCAAGTAATACTTGACCTACTTTTGTGTCTTTAAATTTTTTACTCATAATAAAATCTCCATTTAAGTTGTACGATTAATAAATAAATGTTTAGTTCTTCGTAGCTGTGGTCTGTGTCAGCAGGAAAATAATTTACACCTACATTAATTCCGTTTGGTAATAAAAGTATTATAGAAAAGTCCATTAGCAGTTGCTTATGTATTCGTATTCTTTTCTTGCATCAAAACTCGGACAAGCCTTAGGACTAAAATCTCTGTGTCCGTATATTTTTGATTTAGGGTATTGTTCTTTCAGTTCTTGTAATAAATCAAGTAAACTATCTTTCTGTGCATCTGTGCGAGTGTCTTTAGCTTCTTTCATATCTTTTGTCATACCACCTGCATAACTAATCCCTATACTACAAAAGTTTTGACCTGCACAATGTGCGCCTGTTCTTTCTATTGGTCTTGCTTCTTGTAAAGTACCATCTAATTTAATATGAAAATGATAACCTACATCTGACCAACCTCTTTCCTCAACGTGCCACTTTCTTATTTCTTCTACATCAACTTCTCTACCCTCAGGAGTAGCTGTACAATGTACTATAATTTTTGTTACTTCTCTCATAATCTAAAGTTTAAACCAACGCTTGAATTATATATTTGTGAATCCCAAAACTTAGTATATTCTCCCTCTACAAACACACCTATTGTTCTGCTAATTTTCCAACCAAAACTTATACCTGCTTGATAATCTTCCCATTGCTCATGCTCAGAATCTTGTCTTAACCCACCTAACCCCCAATTATTTCTATTTAAATAACTAAAGTCTATATCGCCTTTAACGTATTTGTGATAAGGAAGCAAGTATGATCCGTAAGCGTGTAACCAAAATTTACCTCCTTTACCATAATGATAAAAGTCAAAACCTACTAAAGGACTTACAACACCAAAAGCATCTATTTGACTAAATATCTCATTGTTGTAACGATTCATTAAGTCAGCAAACACACCATCTCTAAACTCTAAGTCTGTATTCGCAACTATATTACCATCAGGATCAATCCAATACCAATCTGATATTTCATTACCATTCTCATCTTCTTGTGTATAATAAATATCATCATAGCCATATTGAAATCCTAAGGTGTACCAATAGTTTACAGGATAACCTTGCTCGTTTGTTTCATTTAGCCATATTTCTATTGGATTGTAGCCATAAGGTCTTTCATGTGTTCTATAAATAGCTCCTGCGCTTATACTAAACTTTTTACCTATTGGTAGTTTAGCTCGTATCTCTGCTGAATTATAATTAAAATCTACTCTACCTTGTTTTCTACTTTCAAGTTTTATCACATGATAATTACCACTATGCTTTATAAAGTATCTGTGGTTTACATATACCTCATCTCTTGATCTTTCTTTTTCGTAGTGAAATGTGTACTCTAAGCCATTAACAGGAGAATTAGGTGCTGATAGTCCAATATTGTTTTCTGTGCCATCGTAGTAGTGTTTCCCTTTTATCTCGTAGTCAAATCGTGCTAACTTACGAATTCCAAAACCATAACGATAATCAAAGTCATAATAGTCTGTACCATCTACAACTACAGGGGGTGCATATAAATTACCATCAGGATTTGTTCTTACAAAATAATCTTTAGGGTTTTCTTTAGGATTGTCTATATCTCCTGCAATATAAATTGTGCTATACTTAAACAACTCTTTATATAGCTTTTTAAATATATTATCTTTTTCGTCTGCGCTGACGTTCCAACTTACGCATACCACGAACAAGATTGTCATTAATTTTTTCATTCTTACTTTTTTTTGTTAAACTTATAATCTTAACTATTACTACTCCACCTATTGTAGTGGCTAATAAATCTTTAGTGTCAAACTTTCCACCTTTTGTATAGTCGTATGTTTCTTTAAAAACACCACTTGCAAAAGCTAAACCTATTCCTGTAAGTTGAGGCTTGTCTAAATAATAATCTCCTATTAAATATCCTGTTGAGCCACTCATACCTCCTGCTACAAAATGTAAGATTTTATCTTCGGCTATTTGCCCATACGATAACCCCACAAACAACAACAGTATGTATTTCATTTAAAACTTACTTTCTATAATTTCTTCTATTTGATCTTCTATTAACTGTATTGAGTTTTCAGGTAGCTCTAAAGTAATGCCTGATTCTACTCTAAATACTTCTTCTCCGTTGTTAAATAATACTAAAGTAGGAATGTACTGAATGTCTAATTTTTTAAACATAGCACTTTCCTTAGACATATATAAGGTTTTTGTTTCATAACCTCTAAATGCCTTTAATGATATTTCATTATCTTTTAAAAACTCTGCACTAAATTGGACTATCTCTATTTGAGCATTAATCGCAACCGTTGCAAAAAGGGCAATTACCGTTACACATAATTTCATCTTTGTTTACTAATTTGATATAATCTCTCATCAATCTTTTGTAGTTGGTCTTTAACTTCTTTTACATCTCCACTTAATACATCTGTCTTTTCCTCAACTCTTTGGATTGTGCTTCTCACAAGCTCATCTTTATATTGAAACTCTACAGGGTTTACGCTGTTTGTTTTTAAAGCATCTATATCCTCTGTGTTTGCAGCTACACTACTCTGTAAAGTAAAGTAAATACCAAACAAACTTGATAAAGCTACAACAGCTCCTACAATTTCCTTAAAAGATAAACTAAACTTGCTTTCAGGATTTAGCTCTGCCATTACATTTTATTTTCTTGGTAAGACACCCCCATAAATCCATGCATACCCTCGCTATCTAAATCAAGAGCATAAGTTTTCCATCCGTGAGGATGATCTATACTTACATTACCATCTTCATCAGTTTCCTCTATGTCTTTCCATAGTACGTCCACATGATACTTGTCAGACAATACAGGTGCTTTTGTTTCTTTACCCTCAGCATCATATTCGCCCTGTTCTAAAACAATATTACCTAACGTTACTATAGTATGTTTGTGAGAGGGTACATCTTTACCATCTTCATCTTTAACACTCGGTAAAGCGTTTATTTTACTCTCTGCTTGATCCTTTGAATCAAATTCGTATTTACTTACTTTTATCATTTTTTTTAATTTTGTATTCTTTCCATTCTTCAGGCTCTTGACCATCCCATTCTATAATCATAGAATTACCATCAAGGACTATTCCGTGTGTGTGTGGAGTAGGAATACTGTTATACATTTTAATTAATTGTTCTCTGTCTTTGAATTTATATTTCATTTTAACTTGTTATTTTAGTTAATAATATATCTACTTCTGAATCTGTCATTTCTTTAGTGTTATATACTCTTATATCTCGTATCTTGCCATAAAAATCTTCTCCACCTGCTCCATTGTCAAACGCTAATTCATTTAAAGTTCCTGCTGAAAAAACACTACCTGAAGTGTCTGTATTTACTTCTGTACCATCTACCCATAAAGCAAAGTCATTTACCCTCCACTTAATAGCAAATTTGTGAAAATTAGTAATATTTGAAGATGTATATATAAAGTTAAATTGTAAAGCTCCACCAACAGAAACTCTTGCATTTATGCCGTTACTTGGTGTGTAAAAAAGAGTAACTACATTACTTGATGAGCCTGAACTGAGGCTAAATGTTTCATAAGCACCCTCATTTTTTAGTGCTGCTATTTCACAATATAATATTCCCTCTGTGCTTTCAAAGATAGAAGATGTACCTGCACCATTACAGGTTTCTGCTGCTCTTGTTTGTGTGCTTCCGTTTGTTGGTATGTAGCTTGTTGCATAGCTTAGTTGTTCTAATTGCGCTCCCCAAATATAAAAACCTGAACTACCATCTCCTTGATATGATTCTCCTTGTGAAATTCCTACTGTTTGCATTTTTATTGCCATATCTGCACTTGTAGTAGCATTTGTTGTAGCAGTAGCCATACACCTATACCAACCATTAGGCAAAGATTCTATACTTGCAGTAACCCCTGAATCTACTGTTATAGTTGCACCTGTATCTAAATTGAAAGAAGCATACTTCCAAGCACCAAAAGCTGTATAAGGAAAAACTATTGCTAAAATATTTCTTTCACCTTTTTTTGCAAAAACTGAAAAAGAGTAATCTTGACCTGTAGTCCAAGCAACATTATCATATATTGTATGTTGTGCACTAGATGTGTTTTCTATAAATTTATCTGCTGTTTGTGTTCCATCAGGTGCGGTAATATTATTAGAGTTTATGCTTGTGTTAGCTTTTGTCCACTCCGACTGTGTAAAATCCTCACTATATTTTATAAGATTTGTGCTTTGTGGCTCTAATAAAAGTGATGGCTTTGTGTTTACTAAACCTCCCTCTATTTCATAATTTAATCTTGCTCTGTCGCCTGTTACTTCTTTGATAGAAACATTGTCTATTTTTATTGTAGTATTATTCGTGTTATTTCTAAATAAAAATATTGTACCTGCTGTAGTATAATCTATTGTATGTGTACCCTCACTATTAGGAGCTGTAACATAAGAGCCTCCATTATGATAATCTAAAAGCGCATTATTACTATTACTTACAATAGTGTATGTTAATTTATATTTTTTCCCTGATGTTAAACCTATGAAAGAATTTACATTGTTCGTAGCGTAAACTCTAACAGTTGCAGTTGTTCTTTCTATTGTTAAAAGACCATCACTTATACTTGCGCCTGTATCAGCAGATTGCCAACCTAAAGTCCAACTTGTACTTGTAACTGTGCCACTCTGTGAAAAATCTCCGTTACTAACTTCCTCACTACCATAATAACCTACTCTTTCTATTAAACCATCACTATTCACACGAGTAGCATCTGAATTTCTATCAAAGTCAAAATCAGCATCCGTTGAGTTAGGAAATACAGAATGTACTTTGCCTGAACTAACTGCTGAGGGGATCATAAATAAACTTGGTATATCCATATCTTATAAATTATCTATTACTTTTTTAACTTCGTTTAATGCTTCTACTGTAAAGGATGCTGTTCTTGTTACAAAATTGCTATATATTGATGATGCTGTTACTCCTGTTAGTTGCATAAGTTGTGATTCGCTTAATGCTTCGTTATATACTGCTAAACCTTTTACTTTTCCGTAGAAATAATTACCTGATGCACCATTATCAAAACTAATTTGATTTAAAGTTGCAGGTGTTGTTCCACTCGTATCTGTTACAACATTATTACCATCTATCCAAAGCTGAAAGTCATTAGCCTTATAGTTTACAGCTATTTTACTAAAGTTAGTTATATCACTAACTGTGTGATTCATATTAGCTTGTGTAGAACTACCATTTACCACTCTACCTTTTATTTCGTTAGATGTTAAAGTATATTCTATTGCAACTCTATTTGCTATGCTGCCATCTGACATTGTTACTCTTTTTTCTGATTGGTCATTTGCAATAGAAGCTATCTCACAATATAAAACACCCTCTGTACTATTTACACTTGGTTTAGAATTGTTACAAGTTTCAGCAGCTCTTGTGATAGTTGTTCCTGCTGTCGGTATGTATGTAGTTGGAAACGCTTGTTGTTCTATTTGAAAATATTGTACTACAATGCTTGATGCTATTTGTGTAGATGTACCATCAGTAACATATAAATAATATTTACCATTACTTATAGTTAGTGTTTGTGCAACTCTTAACCAATCGTTAGGAAACTCTTGAATAGTTACAGTATTTACACCTGCAACATAAGCTCCTGTTTCAATGTTAATAGTGCTATTTTGTGTTGTATCTCCAAAATTGTATATTTTTACACCTTTATTTGCTTCTTTTTTTACAAAGAAACTAAATGTGTATGTACCTGTAAACGCTGTGTTATATATATCGCTATTAGATGCACCTGATTTTGTAAAAAGCCAAGCATCATTAGTTCCATTTACACCAACTTGTCCGTAAACTGCATTACTAAAGCCATCGCCTGTATAAACACTTTGTGATAAATCATTACTAAATGTAATACTATTCGTAGCACTCGGCTCTAAAAGTAAATGTGGTTGATCCTCTACTACTCCATTTGTTATATCGTAACTTAATCTTGGTCTATCGCCTTGTACTTCTACTACACTTGCATCTGTTATACTTGCTACTGAGCCTGAAGCACCAATATTATATAAAAGTATAAAAGTTGTTGTTGCTGTAGCTGTAAACTCAAAAAACTCTGAAGTTGTAGTATTGGCTGTACTTGCTATTTGCCCTCCTGTATTATCATTTGTAGATGCAACTACATTCCAAGTTCCACTATTTATAGTAGCACTTACTTTATATTTAGAGCCTACTACAGTTGTAAAAGATTGATGTAACTTGCCATTTGTAGCTGTATTTTCAAAAGTGTTAGCACCTGTGAATTTTATAGTAGTTAAAGTCCATCTATCATTAGGGTCAACTTGTTTGAATGATATACTATTAATAACCCCTATGAAATGACTTATAGGATTAAAACCCACTAATGTATTAGATGTTCCTGCAACTATATAAAGTGTATGTATTCCTGCTGTAGTTATTGTAGAGCTTTGATTGCCATAAGCATATATGTTTAAACCATCTTGCGTAACAGATTCTATATCAATTACTACCTTATATGTTTTGTTACTTGTTAATCCACCTGACTGATATAATAATGCTCCTGTGTCAGCAAATAATTTATTATTTTGCACATAACTTTCATTTGATGTATTCCATCCTGTTGCGCCATTCTCAAAATTATAATTTG